CTGGCGGGCAAGGTCGTCGTTTGGTGTGCGCTGCATCGGACGGTGCCGGTGCGGGTGTGTGGGGATTGGGAGCGCGAGCCGGGGGCGGACGATGACGCCGTGTGACGACTGTGCGGTGGCAGAGCGCGACCCGCACGGAATCGGCGTGACGCACGCGGGGCGCTGGTGCTGCATGGCGCGATCCGTAGCGCACAGCGTCGGGCGCAGCGGCAAGGGCTGGACGCGCGAGGACGTGCAGCGCGAGTTGGTAAGGCGCGTGCTGGGGCGGGCGAACGAGACGGAGGCGGCGGCGTTCATGGCGCGGTTGGAGCAGCTTGGTGTGGAGGTGCGGGCGAATGACTGACGGCATGGTTACGGACCAGATGATCGATGCGGCGCTGGACGCTTGGTGGCGCAATAGTCAATGGCGTGACGTTGGCGGCCAATTTGTTGATGACGCGCGCCGGGACATGCGCGCTGCACTAGTCGCCGCTCTTGTCGCCATGTCGCGGGCAACGCAATGAGAGTGCTAGTGGCGTGCGAATACAGCGGTACGGTGCGCGACGCCTTCCGCGCACTCGGCCATGACGCCATGTCGTGCGACTTGCTGCCTACCGAGGTGCCTGGTCCGCACTACTAGGGCGACGTGCGCGACGTGCTGGGCGAGTCGTGGGACCTGATGATCGCGCACCCGCCCTGCACGCACCTGGCTGTCTCGGGCGCACGCTGGTTCAGCGAGAAGCGCGCGGAGCAGGCCGAGGCACTGGCGTTTGTGCGGATGCTCATGCTGGCCGACATCCCGCGCATCTGCATTGAGAACCCGGTGTCGATCATCAGCAGCCATATCGTGCCGGCTACGCAGACGATCCAGCCGTGGCAGTTTGGGCACGGCGAGGTCAAGGCGACGTGCCTGTGGCTGAAGAACCTGCCGCCGCTGGAGCCGACGGACATCGTGGAAGGCCGCGAGCCGCGCGTCCACATGATGCCGCCAGGCCCCGATCGTTGGAAGGAACGCAGCCGCACATTCCCCGGCATCGCGCGGGCTATGGCGGCGCAGTGGGGCGTGCTGGCGGACGTGCCGGCGGACTTGTTTTCGGAGGCAGCATGACGGATCGGGAACTGCTGGAGGCGGCGGCGAAGGCGGCGGGATTTGGAGCGCCTGAATCTGGCGCCGTGTGTTGGACTGAAAGCGAGTACCCGCCCCGGTCTGGTAAGCACGGCGCGCTCTGGAATTACGTCGGCTACTTGGACACGGCGCAACTATGGAACCCGCTCACCGACGACGGCGACGCGCTGCGGCTGGCGGTGCGGCTGGGCATCGCGGTGTCGTGCCGAAACGGCAATGCACAGGCGACGTACCCGCTCGCGGACGGCCGGTTTTTTGCGCCGTGCGACGAGCCTGCCGGCGAAGATCCGTGGGCCGCCACCCGCCGCGTCATCGTCCGCGCCGCAGCCGAGATCGGGAACGCGCGCTGATGGGCGCGCGTGAACGCAGGCGTGGGGCCAGCGCGGAACGCGAGTTAGCCGCGCTGCTGTCCGAATCGCTCGGCACCGTCGTCAAGCGCAACCTCGGGCAATCGCGCGAAGGCGGCGACGACATCACCATCGGCCGCTATCGCATCGAGTGCAAGCGGCACAACAAGCTCGCCATCCCGGCGTGGTTGCGACAGGTCGAGGAAGCGTGCAAGGACGGCGACGTGCCTATCGTCGCGTTCCGCCAGGACGGGCAGCCGTGGCGCGTGGTGCTGCGGCTGGACGATTTTCTGCCGCTGCTGCGGGGGGATCTATGACGCTCATGTTTGCCATCAGCACCGACCGCAACGATTGGACGTGGACACCGTTCATCGCGCGCAGCCCGTGGCAGTGGGCGGCGTGCTGGCTGTGTTTCGAGGTGAGGTTCGCCAAGTGACGCCCGCACTGCACGCGATTGAAGATGACATGAGAGAGGAACTCGCCTTCCGCGCAACGTGCGACCCGCCCGACCGCGAGGCGTATGCGCGGTTCATGGCGCGGCTGGATGCGGTGCGCGAGCAGTCGCCGAGGGCCGATGTGTGGCGGGTGGAGACGCTGATAGAGCGACTAACGGGGTGCAAGCGATGACGCTGGACGAGATGATTGCGTGGCTGGAGAACGAGGCCACGCGGCAACTTTTGCTTGCAAGACGCGCTGCGCGAGCGGGATGGCCTGCGTCAGCCGCGCGGGACCGTGAACACGCCGCGACGCTGCTGACGATCGAGAACGCGCTGCGGGCGGTGCGGGATCTTACGCAGCAGATGCACGGCGAGGACCGGGATTACGGCGCAGGGTTTTACACGCAGAAGCGTTGGCGAGAAGCGTACGAAGGGCTGCGTCAGTTCTCGGACGTTTACGACGAGGAACTATGAACGCCACGGAGGGCTGGCTGATGAGCGCCGACTTGCGCTATACCCGCGACAGGCTCACGAACTACGGACGCTGGTCGCGCTCAGGCTCCGGCGGCCCCGCGACGTGCCAGTCCATCGAAGGGCGCTACCGTCCCGAGCGGCTGACGCAGGACGAGGAAGCGGACAGGCGCCGCGCACGCAGCGAGATCGATGAGCTGGACGCGCTGGCAGTGTGGCGCGCCATCCAGCCCATACGCGGCTTCCCACGGGCGCTCAATGCGGTCCTGGCGGGCGTGTACGTGTTCCGCATGCGGGACGAGTCGCTGCGGCGATACCTGCACCGCTACCATCGGATGCGGGTGCGGGCGCGGGACTTGACTGCGCTGGTGCATGAGGCGGAGGTCGCGGCGCACAATAGGCTGCAACGGCGCGCTTGACTTTGCCCACGGATTAGGCACAATGTCGGTATTGCCCGCCACGCACTGTGGCCTGCCATACCCGGCGCTGCCGGGTAGCGGCGTCCGCAGATAGCCCGCCTGACATCACGTCACGCGGGCTTTTCGCGTTTTGGCGCGGCTGCTAGGTTTCCTCCCCTGAGTCGCCACAAGCGACTTTCGCCCCGCCCGGCTTGAGTGTCGGGCGGGCGCCTTTTCATCCCAACAACCCGCAAGGGCTGGGAATCATGGCTGCACGACTTAATCCGCGCCATTCCGACATGGTGCGCTCCAAAATTCAGGCCAGTCAGCTAGTAAACCGGCTTACCGATCACGCACTTGGGAACGTCGAGATGACGGCAACGCAAGTGCAGGCGGCGAAGATCCTGCTGGACAAGACTCTGTCCAACGCGCCGCAGCAGACCGAGATCAGCGGCCCCGACGGGGCGCCCCTCGTCACCGAGATCCGGCTGGTCGATCTGACGCCAAGTGCAGGCTGACATCGCGCTGCCGCCGAAGCTGCGGCAGGTGTTCGTCGGCGAGGCGGACGTGCGGGGCGCCTATGGCGGACGGGGCAGCGGCAAGACGCGCTCTTTCGCCAAGATGACGGCGGTCCGCGCCTATATGTGGGCGATGTCGGGGCGCGAGGGCATCATCCTGTGCGGCCGGCAGTTCATGAACTCGCTGGACGATTCTTCGCTGGAGGAGATCAAGGCGGCGATCCGCTCCGAGGACTGGCTGCTGCCGCACTTCGACATCGGCGAGAAGTACGTCCGCACCCGCGACGGACGCATCTCGTACAAGTTCACTGGGCTGGATCGCAACATCGACAGCGTCAAGTCGAAGTCGCGCATCTTGCTGTGCTGGGTGGACGAGGCCGAGCCGGTCACCGAGGAAGCGTGGACGAAACTGATTCCCACGCTGCGCGAGGACGTGTCCGAACTGTGGGTTACGTGGAACCCTGAGTCGAAGCGGTCCGCGACGCACAAGCGGTTCCGTGAGGCGACCGACCCGCGATACAAGGTCGTCGAACTGAACTGGCGCGACAATCCAGCTTTCCCCGAAGTGCTGGAGCGGCAGAGGAAGCGCGACGAGACGCAGCGCCCCGAGCAGTACGACCACATATGGGAAGGCGGCTTCGTCTCGGTGGTCGAGGGTGCCTACTTCGCCAAGCACATCATCCAGGCGCGGCAGCAGAAGCGCATCGGTGCGGTGCCTGCCGACCCGCTGATGACGCTGCGGGCTTTTGTCGACATCGGCGGCACGGGTGCGAGGGCAGACGCCTTTGCCATGTGGATCGCGCAATTCGTCGGCATGCAGATTCGCGTGCTGGACTACTACGAGGCGGTGGGCCAGCCGCTAGCGACGCACCTTGAATGGCTGCGCGAGCGTGACTACGGGCCGAAGCGGTTGCAATTTTGGTTGCCGCACGACGGCTCGACGCATGACAAGGTGTTCGACGTGTCTTACGAGTCGGCGCTGCGTCAGGCCGGCTACAAGGTGACCGTCGTGCCCAACCAGGGCAAGGGCGCTGCCAAGGCGCGCATTGAAGCGGCGCGGCGCCTGTTCCCGTCCATCTGGTTCAACGAGACGACGACGCAGCCCGGCATTGACGCGTTGGGTTGGTATCACGAAAAACGCGACGAGGAACGGGGCATTGGCCTCGGCCCCGAGCACGACTGGGCGTCGCATGGCAGCGATGCCTTTGGGTTGATGTGCGTGGCTTACGAGCCGCCCAAAGAGAAGCGCCCGTTGCCCCGACCGAACATAGGCATCCGATGAGCATTGCGATCCACAACCGGCTGAAAGAGCTAGAGCAGCGCCTGGACGAGCAGCGCCAGCACAACGTCGAGATGGATGCGCGCATTGCCGAACTGGTCGCGCGTGTGGCGCTGCTGGAGGCTGCCCAGCGCGTCCGCAAGGCACCGCAGGCTGCGTAATGGCTCAGGACTTCGATCGCCTGCTGAACGCCATCGACGCGGCCGAGAGCGCGTCCTATGGCAGCGACAGCGAGGGCGAGCTTTCCGCGCAGCGTTCGCGCGCCATCTCGCGTTACCTGGGCGACTCGTCGCTCTATCCTGCGCCCGAGGGCACGTCGGCCGTCGTCTCGCGCGACACGTTCGATACGATCAACTGGATTATCCCGAGCCTGACGCGCATCTTCACGTCGAGCGAGGACATTTGCGTATTCGAGCCGTCCGAGCCGGGCGACGAGCAGCAAGCCGACCAAGAGTCCGCGTACACGTCGTACGTCATCCAGCGCCTTAATCCGTGGTTCCAGATTACGCACGACTGGTTTATGGACGCCTTGATGACCAAGAACGCCTATGCAATGGCGTACTGGGACACGTCCAAGCAAGTCGAGAAGGAGAAGTACGAGCGGCAGTCGCCCGAGTCGCTTGCGAAACTGCTGGAAGATCCGACGCTTGAACTGATCCAGTCGGACGAGTATCCCGACCCCGACTACGTCGAGCCGCCGCCGCAGCAGGTTATCGACCCGATGACGGGGCAGCCGGTCATGGTGCCGCCTCCCCCGCCGCCGATGGTGTACGACGTGGTGGTTCGCAAGACGCGGCAAGAGGGCTACGTCAAGATTTGCGTGCTGCCGCCCGAGCGCGTCAAGGTCGGGCACCGCACGTCGTCGTTCCAACTGGCCGACTGCGACTACTTTGAGTATTGGGAGATGCGGACCATCTCCTACCTGCGCGCGATGGGCCTGGACGTGCCCGACGAGATCGCGGACGACGGCGGCGAGACGGACACCGAAGAGGACGAGGCGCGCGACCAGTTCGGCGAGGACGTGGCCGACGGTGAGGACATCTCGCAAGTCGACCCGGCGATGCGCCGCGTCAAGGTGCGGATGGTGTGGATTCGCCACGACACGGACGAGGACGGCATCGCCGAGCTTCAGTACGTGATGGTCGTTGGCCGCACGGTGCTGTACCACGAGGAATGCAACCGCATCCCCGTGTCGTGCATCGTGCCCGCCCCGATGCCGCACCGGCACGTCGGCATCAGCGTGGACGACATGGTCTCCGATATTCAGGAGATCAAGACGATGATGCTCAGGCAGGGCATCAACAATCTGTTCCTCGCCAACAACCCGCGCACGATCGTTAACGGCAACATCAACCTCGACGACATGCTGACCTCGGTGCCGGGCGGCATCGTGCGCTCGGACGGCAACGGGGACGTGCGGGCTGATGCGCTGCCGCTAGTGACGCCGAACATTTTCCCGCAGGCGATGCAGGGTTTGGAGTACATGGACTCCATCCGGCAGAACCGTGCCGGCGTGAATTCGTACTTCACGGGCGTCGATCAGAACGCGCTGAACCGCACCGCCTCGGGCGTGGCGCAGCTTACGTCGTCGGCGGCGCAGCGTGTGGAGCAGATTGCACGGGTGTTCGCTGCGGGCGTCGAAGAACTGTTCAGCATCGTCCACGAAACGATTCTGAAGCACGGCCACAAGCAGGCGGTGGTGCGCCTGCGCGGCCAGTGGGCGGTCGTTGACCCGCGCACGTGGAAAACGCGGCGTGACCTACGCATCAATGTGGGCATGGGCACGGGCAACCGCGAGCAGCTCATGGCGCACCTCCAGATGGTGCTTGGGATGCAGTTGCAGACGCTGCCGCTAAACGTCACGACGCCCAAGCACGTCGCCAACACGCTGCAAGAGATCGAGAAGGCGGCGGGCTTCGGGTCGGCGAACAAGTTCTTCGTGCCGGCCGAGCAAGTGCAGCCGCCGCCGCCGCCGCCGCCCGACCCGAAGCTCATCGAGCTTCAGCAGAAGCCGCAGATCGAGGGGGCGAAGCTGCAAGCCGACGAGCGCATCGAACAGATGCGTTTGCAGACGCAGCAAGCGATCGAGGCGGCGCGGCTGGATATGCAGAAGTACATGGCCGACTTGGACGCGCAGGTAAAGCTGTACGTGCAGCAGGCCGGCGCAGCGGCGCAAGAGCAGTCGCAAACTCGCCAGTTGGAGTACGACGCTTACAAGACAAGCGCCGAGCAGTCGAAGGTGCAGGAAGGCGCCGACAAAGTGGACGGGCTTGCGTCGGCAACGCAGGAAATCATGGCGAACCTGCAAATGATGGCGCAGCGCGTCGAAGAACGGTTCGCCGAGGTCACCGGCACGCTGAATGCGCCGCGTGAAGTGGTGCGCGAGGGCGGCAAAGTTGTAGGCGTGCGGGTTAACGGTGTCGTGCGCCCAGTGGCGCGGGACAAGCAGGGCAACATCGTAGGACTTCAATGATGGAAAACAATCTTCCGATCGTCGACACCTTCGGCGGTGGTCTTATCGCGCGCCCGACGCTGTCCGAGTGCGTGGACATCGGGATGCAATACCGCGTCGAATGCATCGGCCCGGACGGTCAGCAGAAGTGGGTCGAGGACTTCCATAACTTGGTCGTTACGGTCGGCCGAAACTTCGTGCTGGACACGGTGTTTCGCGGGTCGGCGTACAACGCGTCGTTCTTCTTCGGCCTCATCAGCTCGGTGAGCTACTCGGCCATCGCTGCGGGCGACACGATGGCCTCACACGCTGGCTGGACCGAAGCGGGTCCGACCAACGCGCCGAATTACTCGCAAAGCACGCGCCCCGCAGCGACTTTCGGAAACGCGGCGTCGGCGGGCTCGATCACGAACAGCGCGGTGTCGGCGTTCTCAATCACCGCGACCGGCACGGTGAAGGGTGCGTTCTTGACGACCAACAGCACCAAAGACGGCACGACCGGCACGCTGATCAACGCGGGGCTGTTCACGCAAGGCGACCGGGCAGTGGCCAACGGCGACACGATCAACGTCTCGGGCACTTGGACGATCTAAACCATGGACCTCACCCCCACCCAGCGCGCGACGCTCAAGACCGCGATCCAGGCCGAGCCGTCGCTTGCGACCGCGCTCGCGCAGGGCAACGATGTGGCGGTCGCGACCTGGTGCAATACGCCGAGCCCGTTCGTCGTCTGGCGCACGCGCGTCGAGGTGGACGAGATCATGGGCAACGGCTTTGTCTGGACTGAGATCGACAACCTCACGTCCGGCAAGGCTCGGATCTGGCAGTGGATGTCGCAGCTCGGCGCGATCAACCCGTCCCGGCAGAACGTGCGCCAGGGCTTGCGCGACTGCTTCGAGGCGGCCGCGCCGGGCACCTACGGCGATCGCGTGGCGGGGACCGGCGGCTTGCAGCCGCACCTGCGGCGCGCCGCGACGAACGCCGAGCGCGTGCTTGCGACCGGCACCGGCACGACCGCGCAGCCGGGGCAGGTCGGCGTCGAGGGCACGGTGTCGCTCGGCGACGTGTCGCAGATCCTGAGAGGCTGAGATGGCGGGTGAAGCGCAGCGGGTCTATGGCACGCAGATCACGCTCGAAGCGAACGGCGCGTCGATCGCGAACAACGCGATCGCGCAGGCCGACGACGCGAACGTCGATCTCTCCGACGACACGCCGGCGGACTCGTTCGATGGCGAGTTCGCGCTGACCGTGAACTACTCGGTCGCGCCGACGGCGGGCACGTCGATTTCGCTCATCCTGCGCCCGCTCGACATCGACGGCACGACCGATGCGCCCGCGCCGACGGCGACGTACCTGAACGAGTTCGTCGGGTCGTTCCTGCCGAACGCG